TCATACAAATCAATCTGCACAGTTTTAATAGTTTTACTTGTATTATCAGGTCCAAATAAATAAGTCTTAGCAGTAAAATTCATAGTGTATATAACTGCTCTTCTTGTTGTATATCCGCCATCATAAGTATCTTCATAATTAACACTATTTAATATAATAGGCACATCTCTTTTTATACTTAACTCTGGTATTGCATTTATTGTAACAGTATAATCTGGTTGAAAGAAAGGTAGTATTTGTTCTACTATTTGAAGACCG